TCATGGTCAATGGAAATGGATTGTTTGTTTTATGGTGATTTTGAAGGTAGTTTCTACGAATATCCTGTTATAAACCAAACACGAACAATCAAATATCCTTGGTTGCCACCCGATTATAGTAGGTTGGCAGGAGATAAAAAACTAATTATTCCGCCTAAGCAGCACGATGAAAAGCGTATTTTGTCAATTGATATTGCACTTATGGCAACGACAACAAAACACAAGAATGACGCTTCTGCTATTTTTATCAATAGCTGTGTACCTCAGAAGCAAAAAGGTGGTAGGTTTGTTCATAATATCATATATAGCGACACACTTGAGGGCGAACTGACAAGAGTACAAGCATTGATTGTGCGAAAATTATATGAACAATTTGATTGTGATTATATAGTCATTGATGCGAACGGTGTTGGTTCTGGTGTATACGATGCTCTGGTGGAAGAAATTAAAGACACTGAAACTGGTGTAGTTTATCCCCCATTGTCTTGCTGTAACAACCCAGATATGGCAAGTCGTTGTAAAGATAAATCTGCTCCAAAAGTTATTTGGGCAATTAAAGCAGGTGCTAAATTTAACTCAGACTGTGCATTAGCCTTAAGAGAAGGGTTTAAGTCTGGTCGTATTAAATTACTCATAAATGAGTTTGATGCAGAAACCTGCCTTAATGATATTAAAGGATATAGTAATCTTAGTCCTATTGAGCGAACAAAAATCATTAAGCAGTATATAAATACCACGCTATTGGTTAATGAATTAGTAAAGCTCAACATTGAAGAAAACAATAAACTTATTAAAGTTAAAGAAATGTCTGGTATGCGAAAAGACCGTTTTTCAAGTTTGTCTTACAACTATTATGTAGCAAGACAGATTGAAGACAGTATACGACAAAAAGGCAACACGATCTATTCGGCAAAAGACTTTTTTGTGTTTAGAGCACCAGACATGTATAAGTACCGTTAAAAGAAAGGGTGTGAAAAATGAATAAGATTGATAGTGTAGAAATTCATACTGAGAAGCAACGAACAGAAGATGATAAAAAATATAAAGAGCAGATAAAAACGACTCAGCAAAAATTTGCTGCTTTAAATCAGCTTGTGCTTCGAGACCTAAACAATGACAGAAACACACCTTCCTTTTTTCTGTACACAAAAGACGAAATCAATACATATTTATCCAATCCATATAGATACCAAGCACAGTTACGCAATGCGGTTATCTATATGTATTCGGCAAGTTCGCACTTTCGTAGAATTATCCAGTATTTTGTCGGATTAACAGACTTGTCTTATATTGTGTCTCCATACAATGTAGATATATCAAGTGTATCAGACACAAAAAAGATTAAGAAAAATTACACAAAGATTTTGCATACATTGGATGGGTTTAACATTAAAAGCTCATTTGACACTATCTTAACCGTGTGCTTACGAGAAGATGTGTTTTATGGAACTATGAGGGTGAGTAAAGATAACATCATGATTCAGCAGCTTCCCTCTGATTATTGTGACATAGCGTCCATTCAAGATGGTGTATTGGATGTTTCATTTAATTTTCAGTATTTTGATTCGAGGTCAGAATTACTGCCTCTATACCCTGTTGAATTTACAACTAAATATAATTTATATAAGCAAGATAATACACAATATAAATGGCAGTTATTGGATGCGCCGACATCTTTTGCAATCAAATGCAATAAAGATATTTTAAGTTATCCAGTGCCTCCTTTTGTTGGGCTTTTGCGTGAATTGTATGAAGTTGAAGATTATAAGCAGCTCAATTTGACACAAACCGAAATTGAGAATTATGCGTTACTGGTAATGAAACTGTTAATGAATGATGACGGCTCATTTCCTATGGATTATGAAATGGCTAAAGATATATGGAGAAACTTAGATTCCGTACTGCCTAATGAAGTAGGATCGGTTTTAACTCCAATGCCGGTTGAGAAGATTAGCTTTAATCATGCAAACACCTCTGATGTAGACAATGTAGCAGACGCAGAGAATCATCTTTTTACGGCAGCAGGTGTTTCGAGTCTTCTATTTAACAACGCAAAAGCATCGTCAAATGCTTTACTTTTATCTATAAAAGCCGACCAAGCAATTACTTATGGAATTGTGTTAAGTATTGAAAAGATGCTTAATCGTTACATTCATACCCTCTCACATGGCAAAATGTTTAAGATATCATTTTTGGATGTAAGTCGTTTCAATCGCAAAGAAGCTGGCGACTCGTATCTAAAAGCCTGCCAATACGGATTGCCGATGGTTTCGTATTATTGTGCATCACAAGGACTTAACCAGTCCGATATTGACAGTATGCACTTTTTGGAAAACTCTATTATGGGCATTCCCGATAAGTTTGTTCCATTGAGCAGTTCAGCTACACAGAGTACAAAGGCAGCGGATAGCAATGGAGAAGCGGGAGCACCAACCAAAGATTTAGGAGAAATCAGTGACAACGGTGAAATTGCTCAGGAAAGAGACGAAGAGTAATGAAATTTATTTATGTGACAAATGAAAAAGACAAACAACTGTTAATCAATGCAGGGTATTCTCTTATTTCTGTTATTGACAATAAGAGAAAATGTTCTACAAGCCCAACACTATATGTATTTGAGAACAAATCATCACTCTCAAATAATAAAGCTTTATTTGAAAATGTGGCTTGTATTTATTCAGACAAGTTAATGTTTTAAGCCTCACTCATTATAGAGTGGGGCTTTTTACATATTTAAAATCATCTGGAAGGTGGTGAGTAAGAGTGAAGCAAGATAAAAAGCGTGTGACGATTCAATATAGTATCCCTAATCACATTATACAGTACGACAACGAAGAAAAAATCAATAGTTCTTTTGCAAAAGGTGTAATTAAAGTGGCTTATACAGGACTTAATCGCAATAAGACATACATATCGAAAGAAGCATTTGAAAGAGCTATTTGGTCAATTTTTAATTGTCCTGTTGTTACTCACTATCTACGAGAAGAAAAGGATTATGGTGGACACGATGTTGAGATAGTCACCACAGACACAGAAACAGAATTGGTTAATTTAACAGAACCTATCGGAGTAGTGCCTGAATCTGCAAAGTATTGGTGGGAGTCCATTGAAGATAGCGGCGGTACTCATGAATATCTGTGTGTTGAAGCTTATTTATGGACAAGGCAAGAAGGTGTGTATAAATTACTTTCCGAAAACAGTGCATCTGAGTCAATGGAGATTTCTATTATAGATGGTGAAATGGACAAACATGGAGTATATCAGATCAACGATTTTGAATTTGAGGCTTTTTGTGTTTTAGGCGAAGATGTTGAGCCTTGTTTTGAAGGAGCATGTGTCGAAATGTATTCTCAAAGTGGCACTCATGACAAATATAGCGAGATGATGAAGGATTATAAAGCTATGCTCTCAGAAATAAGTAAGAGCACACAGAAGAAAGGAGGAGATATTATGGATAAGAAACAAGAACTGATTCAAAGCTATGCAGTAGATGTAAGTGATTTGGATATTGAAAATATTTCTATCGAGGATTTAACATCTGAGCTTGAAAGCAGAAAGTTTGCTTTGGAATCTGATGTTTGTCAGAAATTAATCCATGCAATGGATGATAAGAAAACAAAGATTATCCTCGATGATGATTCATTCTATGAAGTGCGCAAGTATTGGTTTGTGGACTACGACAGTGAGTCTAAAGAGGTATATTACGCAGATTGCGAAAACAGACAGCTCGTTGGCTTTAACTATGAACTTAAGGGTGACGATGTTGTGGTAGACGAATCTACGGCAAAGAGGAAAAAGTATGCCATTGTTGATTATGTAGAGGGTGACAAAGAGATTGAGTCTGCGGTGTTTAATATGGTAGACGAGGTAAAATCTCAGTTTTATTCGACACTCAAATCAAACAAAGAACAGTATGAAGCAAGTCTTGCAAGTATTACCGCAGAAAAGACTGAACTGGAAGAGTATAAGAAAGCAAAAGAAGCAGAAGAGCGTAAGTCACAGGAAGACGCTGTGTTTGCAAAGTTCAGTAATTTGGCAGGGGTTAATGAATACGAGACATTGAAAGCCGAGCATGAAGGTATGAACATTTCTGATATTGAAGAGAAATGTTATGCAATTATGGGCAAAAACGGCATGAGTTTTTCTAAGAAAACAGACAAGCCTCTGGCATTTGGTATTGATAAAAATGTAGGTGGCGTAGCGGATAAGAATAGTGTTATTGATGACACAAATGATTACGGTGGTCTTTTTGCCAAGTTTGGCATTAAACCCAAAAATTAAATAGAGGAGGCATTTATATGGCTGATGTAAAGCATGCTGTGTATAACAGCGATAATGTTAGTGCAACCACAGATGGTTCACTTATTGTTTCAATGAAATATATGGGTTCTGGTAGTGCAGCTACAGCAATTGATAACGGCAATATTGTACTTGTGGGTGAACTTATGGCAGGTGAAAAGCAGATTCATAAGGCAACAACTCCCGCAGCAAATTCCCCACGAGCTCAGCTTGCTATTGTTACAACTGTAGAGGAGGACAAGAAGGCTGTACTTAAATCAGACACAAACCTTGAAAAATACACAAACGAAGCTGGTAAAACTCTTAGAGGTTTCCGTTTTCATACAGGTGATACTTTTAGCGTTTCTGCGGAAGCTCTTGATGGTACACCGAAGAAGGGTGACGCAGTAGAAGTACAGGCAGGCACAAAGATGAAGGTTGTTGAAACTGCAACAGCCGCATCAACACAGATTGGCAAAATTGTTGACGAAACAAAGTATAAGAGATACACACTCTATACAATTGAAGTACAGTAAGGGAGGATTGTATTATGGCAGATAATAATAGCATTGTTCAGCTTGCTGTTGACGCATATCACGGTGAAGTTGGTAAGTATTCAAATAAGGACTCAATGGAAGTTCTTAGAAAGTCTCTTGTTGAAGCTAATGGTGGCTCAACCAAGCTTGATTACAAGAGAATTAGAGACGGTAAGTGCGGTCAGCTCTTCTCAATTGTAGAGGAAATTCTTTCTCGCACTGTAGTAGAAGGTCTTCAGAAGAGTGACTTCTTTAACAACTTTGTTGAGTTTAGAAATATTGCAGCCGGTGATGTAAACGCATTTGAAGTACAGGATTCTATTCTCTATCAGGTTGCTGAGGTTGCAGATGGCACACAGGGCGTTAGAAGACAGAGATTTGGCGGTTATAATACTGTAGCAATTGATACAACTCTCAAAATGGTAAAAATCTATGAGGAGCTTCAGAGAGTGCTTAATGGCACAGTGGATTTTAATACACTTATTGCAAGAGTAAGTGAATCCTTTAGTCAGAAGATTCTTGACGATATCTACAAGGTATGGGCATCTGCTACAGCAGACGATTTTGGCGGTACAGCCTTCTTCCCTGTTGCGGGCACATATAGCGAAGATACTCTCCTTGACACAATTGCACATGTAGAGGCTGCTGCTGGTGGTAAGACAGCAACAATTTCAGGCACAAAGGCTGGTCTTCGTAGGATCGCTCCAAGCGTACAGGGCAGAGACTCACAGAGCGATATTTACAATAACGGTTATTATGGTAAGTATTATGGTTCTAATGTACTTGCAACTCCGCAGAGACATAAGATCGGCACTACTGACTTTGTATTTGACGATAAGACTCTCAATATCGTTGCAGGCGATGATAAGCCTATCAAGGTTGTATACGAAGGTGTATCAACAATTATTCTTGGCAACCCGACAGAAAATGCTGACCTTACATACGAGTACCTTTATGGTGAAAAGTATGGTATTGGCATTGTGCTTTCAGGTGGCGCAAACACTGGTATTGGTAGATATACTTTTACTAACTAATGATACTGATATTCGGGCGTAGTTAAAACTACGCCCGTTTCAATGAAGGAAAGGATAAATCAAATGGCAACAGCAGTTACAACAACACGCAGAACAACCAAGACAAAAACAAAAACATCTGCAAATACGGATGTTCTGGAAAATCAGCATATTAAATTAAGAAAAACACTTCCGCCTGAAGCTATTATTCCTGTAATTAACGGCTTTCAGGGCAAACTTATTGCACAGAACAGAAGAACTCACGAAGAATTTATATGGGAAGAGTTCGGTGATGTTCAGGATTTGACATTTGCAGATGTAAAGTCAATCTATTCCACAGATAAAGCCTTCTTTTCTAACAATTGGTTTTTATTTGAGGACACTTTAGTTCTTGAGGTACTTAATGCTGAGAAATATTACACCAATGCGCTCACAGTTGAAGACTTTGATACATTGTTTGACAAAACTTCCGACGAGATTAAAGCAATTGTTTCAAAATTAAACCGCTCTCAGAGAATGTCAGTATGTTATAAAGCACGCAATGCAGTAGCAAATCACGAAATCGATTCACTTTCGGTTATTACGGCATTAGAAGAGAGTCTTGGTGTCAAATTAGTCGATAGATAAGGAGGTTTCCGATGATAGTCTCTTATGATGATTTTACCAGAGTTTTTCTGGATAAAGTAAAAGAGTGGAAGTTTTTAGATCCTCATCTTAGCGATAAAGAAAAAACAAGAGTATGTGATGGATATTTAAAGCGAGCATGTGCTTCTTTCAATAGAAAGTGTGGTTATAATCTTTACAATAGAGATGATACAACAAGAACATTTTTAGAGAATTTTAGCGCTGAAGATGTAGACGAAATTGTAGACATTATTACCGAAGGTATGGTTGCACAGTGGTTTAAGCCATATGCAAATAACGCAGACAACTTGGAAAACACACTTAACACAACAGATTACAGTGGATACTCGCCTGCGGAAATTTTAAACCGTGTAAGAACAGCATATAAAGAGGCTGAAACATGTTTCAAAAACAGAGGAAATAATTACTCTTTTGAACACGGAGACTTAACGGATTTACATATATGAACAAACAAATATATTTGCATTATCTATCGTGTTTAATTAATCAGATATTTAAAATTCTACCCTTAAAAGAGCAAAACTCTGAATTTATAGATACTCATATCTCAGATATTATTAAAGAGTTAAAAGGGTTTGATATGCTTATTAAAGACACAGGGTATGACGCTGTGATTATGCGTATTCTTGCTATATTAAGCTATTACGAACAAAATATTTATGTCAGTAGCGTTGAAGATGTGAGACGAAATATTTTCAAAATGATTACTCTATGCGAAAAGCTTAAATATAGAATTGAAGGTGATAACTGTGTCTTTATGGAATGAGTATATGAATGAGCATGCTTCGTTACCTCAAACTAAACGACAGCAAATGATAGAGCGTGTGCAGCAGCGACAAACTGAATTATTACGAAATAAGAACTTGTCTTATGTAACTGTAACAATAAACGGTGAAGAAAGAGAAGCTGTCATTACGAGGAGCGATAACGGAGATGATATTAAGAATTTACTCTCTCTCCCTAACGAAAAGTTTGAAAGAGGTTCTCTGGTAGAATGGCAAGATAATTATTGGTTGATTATATCGCATGATGTACAGGATGAGTTATACACAAGAGCAAAAATACAGCAATGTAACTACACACTCAAATGGATTAACAACAATGGCGACATAATCGAGAGGCATTGTATTATTACCAATAATGACCGCAATTCGTCTGGCGAAAGAGAAACTAAAGAAATTACTGTTGGTGATAACCGTTTAAACCTTATTATAGCTAAGGATAGTGAAACTAAAGAGTTATACAGAGGACAAAGATTTTTGGTTGATGATGTTGATGCACAACAGAACATACTGGCATATCAGATCACAAAACCTGACCGACTGCCGGGGCTTTATAATGGTAAAGGCGTATATACTTTTGGTTTAAAAGAATGTAACAGATCTACCAATGATAATACTGAATTAATGGTTGCTGATTATTACACCTTGATTAATAGCTCAAACAAAGACGATACAGATGTTCCAACTTCTCAGCCATATGCTATTCGTATTGAGGGATGTAATGACGGAGTTTTGTATATAGACGAAGATTGTGAACTATCGTTTAGTATAGTTGATAAGCAAGGTGATGTTATTCAGAACTCAAATGGGTACGAATACTCTTTAGAGAATGGTGAAGATTATGTATCAATTAAGCCAAGTGCCGACAATCATACCTTAATGCTTTATGTTCCGCTTAAATATTCATTTATTGGAAAAAGAGTTACGCTAAGGGTTATGTCTTCATTATACAATTTATCGACAGAAAAAGAATTTGTGATTAAGGGGTGGTCGTAATGCAAGATGTTAAGCATAATAGTTTTACAGGTATGACACTTCTTAAACAATTGATTAAAAAGCGTTGCTTAAACAATCAGAATATTGTGAATTTAATATGTATAGACACGGATAATGAAGATAGTTTCGTAGATGTAGTTAAAGGAAGTCAAAGCCCAGCCAAATCGTTTATCAAACTGTTTCCTTATGTTCCTGAGACTATAGAGGAACAAAGTGTATTTGTGACAATGCAGTCAGGGGTAACACAAGTCAGCTCGTCGGCTGTAAAAACGACATCTTTAATGATTTATATATTTGCACACGAGCAGTTAATGGATATGTTACAGGGCGTCCGTACTGATTTGCTTGCAGGATATATTGATGAAGAAATTAATGGTATGACAGATGTTGGTTTTGGACGATTAGAACTCGTATCGGCTAACGAATTTAACCCCATACAGGATTATTACGGACAAGTATTAGAATATACCTTACAAGACCATAACCGCATAGGAAGCAAATTATGAGAAGTAAGGCAATTGATTTTTTAGATATAGACGAGATGACGTTATATCGAGGCAAACCTATTAAAATTTCTACTCATCTAACTCTAAAACAACCAACACTTGATGATATATGTGACATTGGTGAGAAACAATATTTTGCAGAAATAGGTAAAATTTGTGCAACACCTTCTGATTACAAATCAGAATTATATGATGGTTTTAATTTATGGTGGGATGAAGTAGACGATTTTGATTTTTTTACTTTAATTTACAAATCCATAGATAGTGATATTTTATCACTGCTTTTTGAAGAGGATATTAATTTACAAGGAATGGTACTGGTTAAAGATAATACTTCTCAAGATATTAAATTAATCGATACTAATACTCAATTAATTATTGATAGGTTTGTTTACGAAATTATAGTTAATTACATACGAAAAATTCACAGATTAAAAAAGCACGAAGAGAAAGGTGGAAATACAACCACCAAAAGGTTCATGGTAGATGAAGATAGGGATAACAAAAAATACGCTCGGAAAGAGCACCAAAAAGCACAGTCAACCCTACTCCCTATTGTTTCTGCGTTGACTAATCACGCAAATTTTAAATATAGTTATTCAACGGTTTGGAGTTTACCTATTTATGTTTTAATGGACGCCGCTGATCGTATTAACGCAATAAATGACTACGAAAACATTATGACTGGGTATTATAGTGGCTGTGTTGATTTAAAGAAAATAAGTAATAAAAGCGTTCTTAATTGGATGCGTAATTTGTAGCACTCAAAGGGAAGTGCTTTTTATTTTATAAGGAGGATTTATTATGTATAACATTGACAATCTTGTACTTGACAGGGTTACTCGTCTTACAAAGCAGGACATTAGTTCAGGCGATATTGAGTGGACAGCTAATCAGATTAAAGATGGCACACTTGAGTGCGGTGGCGAAGCAGTAAATGCTACAGATAATGTCGGTGCAACAATTGGTTCATTTGACAGAACTAAGACTTCAAAATTTACAGCATCTAACTCTGTTATTAATCTTGGTGTGTTTGCTGACCAGTTAGGCACAAAGAAAGAAGTTGGTGCCGCTGATAAGAAGGTTGTAACTAAGAAGGTAGATGTTCTTGAAGCAAACCCTACTGCTAAAACAATTACACTCAACTGGACTCCTCTCACGACAAGTCCTGTAACAGCTATTTGGGCACTTACTACAGAGGGTGGTCTTGGTGAGAAATTTGCAGTCACAGCGAGTGACCTTGCAACAAATAAAACAAACTTCACTATTGCTGGTAAAACTATCACTCTTGGTGATGAAATTCCTGTTAAGAGAGAAGACGGTTCTCCTATGACATTTATTGTTATCTATAAGTGCGAGATGGAGAATGCGGTTAAGATTACCAACTCAAGTGATAACTTTTCTAAGGCTGGTACTTTTGTTCTTGATAGCATTTGTCATGATGTTTGTGATCCATCAACAAAGATTTATACAATTATTGTATTTGAAAGAGCAAAGCTTTCTAACAATTTTTCACTCGAAATTAAACCAGATGGCACACAGCCTATCGAATTTGAAGGTATGACTAACTATTGTTCTAAAGATAAAGAACAGTTCTATGTAGTTATTCCCGAAGACGAAGCTGAGGCATAATTATGGCTATCAGAAAGTGCCTCATTTGTGGTAAAGAATATGAAGCTTGTGTGAACTGTTCTAAATATGGTGGATGGAGGGCAGTTGCCGATACGCCAGAACACTATCAAATTTACTCGATTATACAGGATATGCGTCTTGGTGCTTCTCCGAAAGAAGTCAAAGAACAGTTTGCACAGATTAGTAAAGAGGCTACACAATCCATGATGCCAGAAATAAGGGATGTACTTATTAAGGGTAATGTTATTGACAATGGAGTAGCAACCGCAAAGCGAGGAAAAACAGCAATTACAAAGAAAGCTGACGAAGATAATAGTAGTCAGAAATGATGTTCTTATAGGGAAGATGGGATTTTCTCCCTTATCTTCCCTATTCTTTTTAGGAGGTACATAAAATGCGAATTTTAGCGGTTGATCAGGCTCGCAACGGTGGTTGGGCGATATACGACTACGAAAAGCAAAAGCTTGTAGACTATGGCAGTTTTAGTTTTCCTAATGGTAAATACACATTTTCAGAGGCTGTTTGTGAGATTGAAAAGTATATTAGTCAACTTATCACAAAGAGAAAGATTTCAGTTGTATTTCTTGAAGATATTAATTTGAGAGCTAATGTATCAGTATTTAAAAATTTGGCACAGTTACAAGGCGTATTGATTAACCTCTGTGAAAAAAAACATTATTTATACCAACTCATATCACCCTCTGTGTGGCAAAATTATTGCAACGCAAGAGGCAGAACAAGTAAAGAAATTAAAGCAAAAATCACTGCAACTATTCCTAACGATAACAAAGCGAAAAAACGAAGCAAAATACTATCATTACAGTATGTAAAGAATAAATATGACATTGATACCGATAACGATAACATTTCGGATGCTATCTGTATCGGAGATTACGCTGTACATAACATTAACATACAGCACAAGGAATGAAAGGATTTTATATATGAAAAAAAACACAAACAAAAAAAAGGATTATAAAGAAATTCCAGTAATGACTTTTGGAAAAATTTATTACGCAGAAAAAAATGAGCCAAAGTTTTATGATTATGTATTTCATTCAGTAACAACAGATGATAAAAAACCTGAAGAAATAGAACACATCTCTTTAAGAATCAAACATAGTATCGGTGCAGTACGCCTTTCAAATATCTGTAGTACAGTAGCGGAAACTGTATTTGATATATCAGAAAACAGATATCTTCCCGAAATTACATCTACATTGATTGATATGCAGATTCTTAGAGAGTATGCAAATTTTGCAATTCCTACTGTTTTTGAAAAAATGTATTCTTTTGTAACAGAAACAGGTGTTGCAGAGTTTGTTAAAAGTAAAATCAATCAAAAAGAATTGGCGTTAATATATGAAGGTGTTCAGAAGAGAATTGAATATATGCAGAAAAAGGAAATCTCCGAAAAGACCTATGAAACTGCATTAATTATGAATCAGTTTAAAGCATTAACTGAAAACATATCGTCTATTGGCGATAAGGTAGACCTCAATAAGATGATGGATATGGTAAACCACATTATCAAAGAGGAAGACGATAAGCCAAGTAACAGTCCACTTCCCCTCTTCCCTTCTGCTAAATAAGGGGCTGGTGGTATCAAGACTTTTAATTCGTATGACACATTTGTCAAAGCAATTAACAAGGCGGCTTCTCAGGTTTTAAAAACCGATATTGCTCAAGATATTAAAGACAAATTAAGAAAAAATATCAAAGCAGATATTTATGATACATATACTCCTACAACTTATGTAAGGCGTAGTGTGAATGGCTTAGGAAGCAGCTCCCAAATTCAAGATGTGTCCCAAGAGAGCAATAAGATTATCATAACTTCTGTAGCAACACCCAACCGCTCAGTTGTTACTCACCAAGTACCAACCACTACATCGGACGCATTGATTCGTTGGATAGCAGGATATAGTCGGAATGGATATACCAGAAAGAGATATAGTTACACTTCTGACTTATGGAGAGCTATCGGATATGATGCCAAAAAATATGCTTTTATGGGGGTTCGTAATCCTATAGCGTCAACGAGAGCAGAACTAAACAATTCAGACTTCAAAAAAAGTATTACAACAAAAATTATAGCAAAGTTGAAATAAGGTGGTGGTATGTGTGGCAAATGAAAATGATATTTTTGGTATTTCCGTCCAAGTGATAGCTGGAACAAGAAACGAAGACAAGAAAATTTTCAAAAAGAGTGTTGGAGAATTAGCTAAAGCTATTGATGGTATTAAAATATATAATATAGAAGCCGATCAGAGTAAACAAGCCAAAGACCAATTAAAAAAGAGCGTCCAGACGCTATTTGAAAAATCTCTTCAAAACCCTCCAAAAATTCCAGTAGTTACAATCAAAAAGTTTGACTGTAGTAACGCAATGAAGTCTTTGAAGAAAGACATTGAAAAAGCAATTGGCAGTATTTCGGTTGGTGTTACTGGAAATACAGTCAAAGCATCTCGTAGTCAATATAACAAGAATAACAATAGCAATCGGACGACAGCCGATGTGACAAATTATCAGCAAACCGCAAAAGAGCTATCTCAGATTCAGAGCAGAATCCAAAGCATTATTGGCGGTTTAAACCTTCAAAAACAAGGGTATCAGTTTTTAAATACACAAGATATTGAGAAATTTCTTACGGTATCAAGAAGTTTGGCTTCTGAAGGAAGACAGTTAGAACAGTCATTATCTCAAGGATTGGAAATTCCTGTCGCTGATTTAGACAGTTTGAGCCAAAAGGTCGTAAAATTATCGCAAGATGTAACTGCAATCAATACAGAAGGCAAACAGAGTGTTAATGAAATTAATAATATTATTCAAACTGCCCAATCCTTATATGCTATCCTTGAGAGTCATAATTCAAATAGTGTAATTAGTGCTGAGTCTATAGACAAAACTAAAGCAGAATTACAGGAACTTATTGATACAGGGAGTCGTGTAGTATCTCCTACTGGTCGCACAAATGAAATACCTGCTTCCGAGTTACAAAGTCAATTGGCTGTTATTACAGAAAGCACTACTGCCTTAAAGGAGTTTCAAGACGCAGAAGCTCTTGTATCACAAACGACTAATCAATTAACACAAGAACAAAGCAAAAACTTGCTAACTGCGTCTGAATATCGTACTGCGTGGTCTCAACTTACAACCCTCATATCTAAAAAAGATATTATTGGTGATATGTGGAATAATGGAGAAGATATACCAAAAGAACTTCTTTCGTCTTTTGCGACAGAGGCACAAGCGTTATCAACCTCTATCTCTAATACTGTAAACAACAACCGTTCTGAAATAGAAAAGATTCGTAGTGATATTGATACAGTATATGATGACATTCAAAACCGCAGTAAAAATGTAGCGTTTATTCCCGAAGGACAATTACAAGAGGCAAAAGCCGACTTGGAAGATATACGCCAAGAATGTGAAAAACTACTTGAAAATGGTGTATGGAATGGCGCAGATGATTCTTTTATAGATAAGTTTCAAAGTAGGATTAACAATATTAAAGAGAAGCTCAATACTGCCAACGCAACTGGCAAAGCGCAAGGATATCACTATGATATTTTGAATAACTCAGGCGAGGTTGTTAATAATAGTCAGTTGGATAAATATTTAGCTAATATGCGAGCTTTGCGTCAGCAAACAACATCTTTACTTAACGGACGCAATATTCCTGACAATCTAAAAAACGAACTTAGTGACTACCTCCAAAAATTTCAATTACTTAACGAAGAAATAACCGCTACAAATCAAGTAACTGGCAAGCTTGGAAACAATGCTGCTTTACATAAATTTGAAACTAAATGGAGTCAGAGTTTAGAAACCGCAAATAAAAGTACAATCGCAAGTAGCAAAGCAGTAGAAACACTGCGTTTACAGGTTATGAAATTTGCGAGTAGCAATCCTAAAGCTGCTCAAGCATACGCTGGACAAATTGAAACCATTTTAGATAAAACATCAGATGCTACAAAAGTCGGTGACCAACAGCTTAAATCTTTCCAGTCACAGCTTGCAAATATTAAGACTTCTGCCGAGTCTGCTGGATTGATGGGCTCAACTGCTCTACGCACACTTGCAAAGAACTATCTTAAATATGGTTCGTGGAATTTTATCACTTCGTCTATGAATAAAGCTATTGCTACTGTTCAAGACATGATACACATTGTGACCGAGTTAGACACTGCTATGGTGGAGCTCAAGAAAGTTACAGACAGCACTGACTCGACATATGACAAATATTTAACTACAGCAACTGGCAAAGCAAAAGAGTTGGGTACTACTATTAGTGACTTTGTTACAAGTACCGCTGATTTTGCTCGTATGGGTTATGATATACCTGACTCAACGCAATTGGCAGAGGTAGCAACCATATATGCTAATGTCGGTGACGATTTAGATGGTGTTGGTGAAGCAAGTAGTGACATTATTTCCATATTAAAAGCTTTTAACATGGAAGCTTCATCGGCACAAAGCATTGTCGATAAACTTAATGAGGTGAGTAAAAATATATTGCTCAAAGGTATAGAAATATATCTAAAGAAAAATAGCTATATCGGTTAAAAGCCAGTGATGGTTAAGACCGAGGAAAGACTTTATAGGATAGATAAAAATACATCGGAGGTTTATGAAAAAAAAACTTTTTAATACAAGCGATATAACAACTTATCCATATTTCATTCATACAGATATGAATTATTAACCAAAAACACATTAAAATCTATCCAGTTATAAAGAATCCGTAGAGACTGTAATACCTACACTGGTGACATTGTAGGTTGAGCTAAATCCTAAACCTGTGTTTGCAGGCACGGAGAAGATCCAGTCCGAACTCGCACTATAATCTAACAACGAAATGCGAGAACTAAGAGGAAACTGCTTAGTCGCCACTATTTATAGTGGTCAAATCTACTTAATTTGTAGATAGTAACAGAATGAATAATTACGCTGTTTCATCAGGTGATTTAGGTGAAGGCTTGAAGAACTCAGCCGCATCTATGGCTGTTGCGGGTAATAGCCTTGATGAAACCATTGCGTTGCTGACCGCAATGACCGAAGTTACACAGAGTGCAGATGAATCAGGCAATGCACTTAAAGTGCTTGCTATGAGATTAAGAGGTATGTCGGTAGAGCTTGAAAAGGCTGGAGAAGATACGGAAGGAATGTGTACAACAACTTCTGAGCTTCAAGACAAAATCAAAGCTTTAACAAAAACTTCTTCGTCTTCAGGCGTGGATATTATGGACAATGGTGCATTCCGTAGCACCTATGATATTCTTAAAGATATCGCTCTCGTATGGGATGACTTGGCTGATACAAATAAAGCATCATTACTTGAGCTTATTGCCGGTAAGAATAGGTCTAACTACGCTTCTGCTGTAATTCAAAACATTGGTACAGCAATCAATTCATTAGATACTTCTGAGAACTCAAATGGTTCTGCATTAAAGGAACACGAAAAGTACATAGATAGTATCGAAGGTAAAGTAAAACAATTTCAGGCACAGTGGCAGGAATTATCAACAACAACAGTATCAAGTGATATTGTTAAAGGCGTAGTTGATACTGGCTCTGGATTGTTAGGATTTTTAACACAAGCTAATGAATTGCTCTCTCATCTTGGAGCAAACATTGGTACTCTTTCCATATCTGGCGTTTTGTCTGGATTAATGGGAAGCGACAAGGGTAAACCCAAATTGACGGGTTTTAGGAGTATGCCTATCTATTTCGAGAAAGTAGCGTAATCGTGCTATAATCAAGAAATGGTGATGTATGTCGTTAAATGAGAGGTTAAACTGCAAACGGAATGATAGCCGTTCTGGGAAATGGTGATGAGCAATATGCCATATGGAGACGAAAGTCAGAAACAAGTTATTGTTCGGCGTATGTCAAAAGCTAACCGCCGTAATAAGCCATAATCAGCATCCAGCCGCATAAGCGGAGGTTCAGAGACTATAAGCCTCTTGAGGTAGTTTCAACGATATGAAATGACCTTAAATTGTATAGTCCAAATCGACACTGAGACAACAGTGACTATCATATAAAAGAAAAGTTTTATAAACAAACAAAAAGAGCAGTATCATAAAACACTGCTCAAATTATTAATTAGAAGGTGGCTTTGCAATCATTACATTGATAGTTCTTGCCTATCTTGTTGCTTGCTAAGCCGAGTGTGAGAGATGAAGCTACTCTGCTACTTGTTGAAATTTTAGTAGTACGCAGAGAACCGCAATATGGACATTTAACAGTTGGCTTGGAAGATAATTCATTAAGTCGTTGTTTCGTCACTAAATCCCAGCGTCTGTTGTTATTTAGGTGTTCTTCATATAGACTATTATCATATTCAGGGCAGTCTTTAAGGAATTTTTCATACCAAAAAAGATATTCAGCCTCTTGGCTCCCCAAAACATCTCGTTCAAAGTGCTCTCGCTGCAATTGTTCTGTGACTTCAAAAAGCAATTTACGAGGTCTTTTAAGAAAACCAACCCAACAACAATAACATTTCTTATCCAATGCAGGGTAATTAACTTCTCCACATTTTGGACATATTGCTACTTCAAGCATTAAAACACCTTCTTATTAATATATTGTGTCTAAGGGAAAGATACTCCAAACATACTTAGACAAAGATAATGGTAAACACATCGGATGGTTTACTACGGCTGCCAAAGCCAGAACAAAGCAAGATATTACCAAAGCTACTGACAAATATGAAGAATATAAAACCTACGCTGAAAGCTTAGATGACAAGGTTTTAAAAAATGCAGTAACTGCTAATGAAGCAGATATACTCAAGCAGTCAAAATTTGCAGAAGCTACTAAAGATTTAAACCAAGAATTATTAAAAGGCATACAATACAACACAGATTATGCTGAATCAGAGAGTCTCTTAAGTAAAAATGCTAAATCAATGTCTGGTACCTTTTCAGGCATTAAAAGCAAGCTATCTTCATTAGGCTCTTCGTTAAAGAATATTGCCGCAGGTATTGGTAATATGCTTATTGTGCAAGCTGTAATGAGTGCAATTTCTTTTGGTTTTGAAGCACTTGATAACTACACCAACAGAGCCGAAAACAACCTATCAGACCTTGAAAAAATCGCAACAGAGATTAACGACAAAAAAGATGCCTACACATCTCATTCAGCATCTGTAAACAAAATCAAAAATGAATACTACGAATTAGCTGATGGCGTTAATTCTTATGGAGAAAATATCTCTTTAACCTCTACTCAGTATGAGAGATATATTGAACTTTCTAATGAGATTGCACAGATGTATCCAGACTTGGTGGAAAGTTATGATGCTCAGGGTAATGCTATTTTAAAATGCAAGGATAATGTTGAAGCTCTTAATAAGGCAATGACTGATGAGAAGAATGCTTATTACGAAACTATTGTGTCTAAAGAGCAGGATACTTTCGGCAAAGCGTTAGAGAATATTGCTACGAATCAGGGAATATTTGGTGGGGATGATAAAACCTATCTCACCCAACTCAAGAATATTGACGAAATTGTAAAAAAAGTACAATCTAAAGAAGATATCTCTCTGATGTGGGCAGATATGCACAATTTGGACACTATTATTAAGGGTGCTGGTATTGAAGATATCCTCCGTTACGATAAAAGCACTGGAGAGTCAATTTATAAAATCGAAGATAAAGACATATCAACTGCCATCTCGTCAATTCAAAACTACAAGGCAGCTTTAAATCGTCAAATTAACGATTTGGTAAACAACAGCTTTAAGCCTGTGCTTGATGCATATATTCACTATACTGATGAACAGTTTAGCACATTGGACAGTAAAAGTCAAGCTCTTATTGAACAATATATAAATAGTGCTACATGGGATAACTTCTACAGTAAGATTATTGATCCTGAAGCGAGCACAGCAGACAATTTAGAATCAGTTAAGCAAACTGTATCGAGTATTGTTAAAGCGTTTAATAATCCAGAATTAACCAATACGCTGGACGAGGTACAAGCCCAAATAGATGATATTAAAAGCGGAAAAATAGATGTCTCAGGTTTTAAAGATCTTAATAATAAAGTTATCAATGCTTTGTCGGGCATTGATGGAATGAACGCCAATACAAGAGAACTTTTTGTAAAAATGTTGTTTTCTGATGTAGAAATTGCTGACGATGTAGATATTAATAAAGCAATTGCGAATATTACAAAGCGTGTAGCTGGCAGTCTACAAGGCGGGTTTATTCCGGGTACAAATATTAGAAAAGATTCTAAAGAGAAAATTCAGTTAAGCGAAGATGTTAATAAATATTTATCTACGCTTGATTTTAGTACCATTAAACAGATATACAACAGCGATGCTGCGTTAAACAGTTTAAAAGATGTTCAAAAATTAGTAGAGAAAATCAAAGCAGAAGCATCGAATGGGTTCTCGTTTAAGATTTCAACCGAAGATGCTAATAAATCCTTAGAGTCAACTTTTTCAGCTTTCAATACTGTTAAGTCGGCTATTTCTGAGTATAGCGAAAACGGAACACTCTCCTTTTCTACACTTCAATCTTTATTGTCATTAGATAGTTCGTACATTGATATGCTTATCAATGAGCAAGGCGAATTAGATTTAACTTCTAATAAGTTCAGAGAATTGGCAAAAGCTCAGCTGGAAAAGCTTAAGGTTTCTTATTTGCAGGCGTCTTTGGACGAAGTAAACCAGTTAGAAAACGAAACCCAAGTGCTTGAGTATTTAAAGAAAAATCAACAGGGTGCAACTGAGTCGGCATTAAATTTAGCAGATGCTAAGTGGCAAGAAGCTTACGCAACAGCGGCGGCAAAAGATGCAGAGCAAGGCACAGGCGACCTATATCAACAAGCTGTAATTACAGCAGAAAGTGCTTGGCGTAAAAAGGCGGCTTTAATAGACTACTATGAGTCTTCACTAAGCGATTTATCAACTACTACTGATGAAGTCACATCCGCTACAGAAAAACATAAAAAGGCACTTGAAAATGAGGAAAAGGCTTTAGAAAAAACTAAAGAGGCTTTGGAAAACAAAAAGCAGGCATTAGAAGATAGCAAGGATGGTTATGAAGACGCTTTATCTGCAATTGAAGATTTAGTCGATTGGACAGAAAAATACATTAAGCAAACTAAGCAGAACGAAATAGATGCGTTACAAGAACGCAAAGATAAAATTGATGAGCTTATTGAAAAGAAACAGGAACTTCTTGACAAAGAAAAAGAAGAAGCTGATTTCAACAAACAGCTCAAAGAGAAAGAAAATGCTGTTGCTTCAAACGCATTGTCTGCTGCTATTACTGGACTGGACGATAGTTCCGCAGGTAAAAAAGCCCACAAAGAAAATGTTGATGATTTAGTTGAGTCCAGAGAAGACTTATATGATTATCTATCAGACTATCAGTACGATACTCGCAAAGAAGCTTTGGATAAACTGAAAGAAGAGACAGATAAACATTATGATGATGAAATACAAACTATTCAAGATTTCTTAAACAACGAGGTGTCTTTGCACAGAGCTGCATGTAATATGATTGACAATGACAATGGCACATTGTATAACAACCTGTTGTGGTATTGTCAAAATTACACTACAACCACAGAGGCTGAGTTTAACCATATGTGGCAGTCGGCTCAAAGTGCTCTTTATGAATATGGTACTGCACAGCTCAATGTTATGGATTTAATGAATACACTACAATCTCGTATCTACGATGTAGGCTCTGCTATTGCTAATGTGACAGGAAGCATTGATAACTACACTTCTCGAATTGATAGTTTGAAGCAAAAAATTGACGAGTTGGGTAATTCTGCACAGGTTACTAAAGCAAAGATTGATTCGGTTAAAGTACAACCATCGAGTATAACAGGTCATGGGTATAAAATTACCTATAACGGCAAAGTGTATAAAACCAACCTAACGAACAAAGAGGATGCTGAAACATATTTCATAAGTCGGATCAGTAAAGATTGGTATGGCGGAAGAGCACTACCGGCAGGGTTTTTATGGTCTAAAATGAAAGCGTATGCTTCTGGTACAAAATCAGCCAAAGGCGGTTTGTCTATTGTTGACGAAGAGGGCATCGGTTCAGAACTTATCCCTACATCTCTTGGCAATGGCAGATATACAATCTTACCACAAGGCAACCCTGTATTTAGCAAAGCGATGACCAATGAATTGTTTGAATTTGCATCAGCTCCAACGGATTATTTTGCACAAAAGTTCGGTTCTGAAATAACACCGAATGTTGTGAACAATAAATCAACTGTTGTTTCCCCTGCTATCAACATCAATGTGCAAGGTGATGCGACTCAGGCTACTGTTAATGCACTGCACAAGGAGTCTGAGAAAATTATGAATAACACTATCAAAAAACTTATGTCTTATACTGTTAATAATAGGCACTTGTAATAGTTTTTGTCAAACCGAAGAACGATATGCAGCTCCTCGGTTTGACAACATTGTCATATATCTATATATTCGTTCACAGTATTGTTATCATTATTGTCTATATAGTTACAAAATAGTAATTTGAGCAAGGTTTTAACAAAATTGTTATCAAAACAGTCAAATTTTACTTGACAAGTGTGTGGTTTTGCAATAGACTATTAATAGTTACATTTAAAAACATAGACACAGGTACTAAGATATGGGACGGATTGAGATATTTTCTATACATAATAACAACATAAGACGAAAACAATTAAGAACTTTTGAAAAAAATATTTCCATTTGGTTTATTGGTATATTGGTTAGTTCTATTCCCATACTATTTAAAACAATGAATTTAGTGTTGCATGGTCATGCAGAAGAAATTAGTTTTGTATCCATATTTTCAGACAAAGATATATTTTTCTCTATTTTTAGCATTGCTACATTGCTACTAGTAGAAATACTTTTAGTCGATGGAGCTAAAGGTGGTAAAGGTTTAAGGATATATTTATTAGGTATGATGACCATCCTGTTAGCATTATATACTATGGCTGTATTTAGTGACGGATGGTATCGTTATTTTAATCAAAATATAGCTATGTGGATAAATATTATATCATTGGCAAGTGTGATAGTCGTAGGTGTGTTACAGTTTTGTAGTCTAGCTACTATCAATTAATGCACGGAGGCATATTATGGAATATTTCTTTTTAATCTTATCTGGAATTGTTGGGCTTTTAGCTGTATTGCATTCGTTAGGACAGTTAATATCTGCTATCAAAAAACAAAAGCAAATCAAATATGAAACACATTCATCTCAAGAAAAATTATACAAGTATGAGCTAGACACAGATGTATGCAATAACAGAATTCGTGGTTCTGTCCGTATGAATCAGGGATACATCAAAAATGAAAACAATGTCAAAGCAGAAGCTGATGAAATTGTGTTTCCATAAGTAGGGGTAGATTATGACTGATTATCAAAATATATTTTATACTTTTTGGGAAAAGTATAATTATGTATATAATAAGCAAAAAGAGTTATGTATATTGTCTGAAGAGTATGATAATGAGTTATGTACATTTGTTCAACCTATTAAAGAGCAAAAAGATTCATTGGATCATATTACGAGAGCTTATAAAGATTATTATGACGGTATTGCTGGTAAAAATAGTACCGATGAAAACATTGAAGATAATTTAGATAAAGCATTGGGGCATATTTTTCGTGCCTATTACGACACGGCGGATTTTTTTAGCATTGTAATAAGGCGTACTTTAAGTATGCACTTGCAGCAATTTACATATAAGCAAATCATTACAGTATGGCGTGAGTATGAAGATAATCGCAGATGGTTAGTAACATTTCCTACACTTATGGCTGGATTACGAAATAATAAGGGTATAAATTCAAGTTTTCATGATATTAAAGAAAAGGTTGATGCGTATTATGAACCAATAGAGCATCTATTTGAATTATTTAACACATTTATGTTGGAAGTTTACCCTAAGTTATGCAAGCGATATGACCCGCCAGTAGACTAATTATTTTAAAACTAAATAGTAAAATATTGTAAGAGAAGATGGAATTCCATCTTCTCTTTTTTATTGCAAAATTAAAAGAAAGGCTGTCGGTTGACAGCCTTTTGTGTTACTTAGATTGTTCCATTTCGTGAGCTAAATAATGTATTGACTCATGATAAGTACACCAATAACTGTTATTAGCTCTTGGTCGGTCACATCCATCTTCAATACAAGTTGATGAACAATTTGAGCCAATCAATGAAAGTAACAGTATTACGCCCACTATAATGCCAATGGTAATCAGTTTTCCACTATTGTTTTTAGTGTTATTTGCATTCATTATTCTTCACTCCCTTTTTGTTTTATTTTACCATAATATTTTTATTTTTACAAGTAAGATTGTATATTTATCTATGTTTTTATTAAGGAGGTGTTTTGATTGTATAGAGATTGTTATTTTACCTATAATAATATATACTCAGGCGATTATAATTTAATTTTAGCTTTTATAAGTGACGATAGTAATGAGTTTGCAAGCGGGGGCGAATATGAACCCACTACTGTGACTCTCCCCCATAATGCACAACAGCTTTTATACAATCTTAATTATGCTGAACATCCACTTGAATTTTCAGTTGAAATTATTAGTCCAGAAGATAATATTCCAGCCGAAGTAATGATTGAAATTAAAAATTGGTTGTTCGGACAAGACGGTTGGAAAAAACTTTATTTGCAGAACGAAACCTCTGACTATTACCTCAACGCATTATTTATTCCTGACAGTGATATTACCGATGCACGAGGTTATAGAGGTTTGCGTTGTAAGGTGCAAAATGATAGTGGATTTTGGTATCAGGACAATGAAGTTGAGTTTAAAGGGGTTGCAACTAAACCGTCAAATACAGGACAAACATTATCTTTTGAAACTACAATTGATATTGAAGGACAACCTATCAATAACAAAATTTGTCCTATTATTGATTTAAAGATCGGACACAACTGGACAGAACATCAAATAGATTACACATTATCGAATTATAGAGTGTATGTTGGAAATAAACTTAATAAGTCTATGTTCGTTTTCGATGCGAATGTGAATTATCATACAGATAAAGATGCTGTATACGAACTGGATACTCAATATGGAATGGTAACAATGAAAGAACCTAATGAAAAAACTTTTCATTCACTCACTCCCCCATTCATTCAATACAACGGAGTTATTAAAGATAATCTCGATTATGTATCTTTATTTTGGCTTGGCAATGGTCAAAATCAGATTTATCTATACATTAAATCCGCAGATCGAACTGACGCTAAACATAACTATGCTTACGATGTTTTCGATCCCGATAAAAGCTTAGTTTTAAAGTACACTACAATGCATAGGTTGGGTGGTGTTTAATGCAAACACGAAATTACGCACAAGAGACTCCCGACATGGTGTTGTATAGACAGAATAAAAAGACCTCACTTGGCTATGTCAAAAATATACACAATTGGACTGCTGATTATAATTTTGGGACAGCTTCGGAAATGAGTTTTGAAGTACCCAAAAAAGTTTATGACACTCGTACCAATAGTTGGATGGATAATCCTAATTATGATAATCTCAAACCCGATATGCTTTTGTACCTCAACGATTCAACTGAGTATTTTAAATTTACAGGAGAAAGTTATTATGCAGATTATCTGTATAATTTAAAAGGTGGAGGTACACGAAAAGATTATGAGTTGTCGTTTGATGTTAATACAGCAATCAACAATTTCAATATTAAAAACGAAACTATGCTTTTTGATATCGGTACTACATACGGTTACGAGTGGGTATGGGGCGGCACTATTAATGATGGGATATTTGAAGATTATTCAGAAAGCTTAGACTTGTACAAGCAAGGATGGTATACTTACCAGTATTTAGCCTGTAAAAGTTTTATACCTGTGCATAAAGGCGATGTCATTGCAACAAAATGTTTTAACGGTGACACTTTGCGGTACTCATTTAAAATTCATTACTATAAGGAAGCTAACGCAGATAGCTGGCTTAAATCTGATGATAATTATTATCATGAATCATCGAAACAACCATTCCGAAGATATGTAGATTTTACAGTAAAGGATAGCGATGGTAATATTGAAAACAATACTGATACTATTGACGAAGGGTATATCCGAATAAGTCTTGTATGTAGTCAAGCAACATATAGCGACAATACTTATCGTACATATATTCCCAATGCCTCTTGGGTGCAAATCTTTTCAAGAGAAAGATTGTGTACACACTTTGAAACAAATAAAAATAAAAACTATGGCATACGAAATGTATGGTGGGTTATTACTAACACAGAAGAAATAAATGATAACGGAAGTAATGCTGTGCTAAAAGTAACAGCCCAGTCTTATGAGATGACTTTATCAAAAAGAGCGTTTTCTTTATCAAACAGTACATTACCACTATTTGTGCCTGATCATATTAACGACCTTGTTACCAGTGATAATTGGTATTACGATTGTTATGGCAACACAAGACATAAACAAAAGTTTGTCCGAGGATTGCTGAATCAAATACTTGACTATCTTCCACAATGGAAAATAGGATACATTTCTCAAGCAGTGTGTGTTAGGTATAGAACACTTGACGATGTTGATAATGCAAATGTTTATACTTTTTTAAATAATGATATCGCTTCGTCATACCAATGCTATTTCATTTTTAATTCAGAAAATATGACAATTAATATAATAGATGGAAACATAGAGACAGAAGAGCGGCGGTATTATAATACTGATGAAAAATATTTAGGCACTCATTCTAAGGCAATGTTAACATGGCAAAATGCAATCAAAAATACGAATGTTCACACAACTGATGATAGGTGCATTAGTGCATTAAGAGTGCATACATCTAATGATCAATACGGATTAGGGTTAATCAACCCTACGGGAAATAATATATTGTACAATTTTAGTAATATTGAAAATCAATTAGATTATGTGGCTGATGACACTAAAAACAGAACCTTAAAAGAAGCTCTTACGGTGTGGCAAACAAACATTGAAAAACAGTCTGTAAAATATGCTAATAACGGGGCATTATTGATTGAGTGCAATAAGAAGAAAATAGAGCAAGTTTCTAAAGTGTCAAAAGCTTTAACAACATACTTAACAGTCGCAGATACAATTAATACACATCTACTAGACAAATATGGGTTTAGCGACAAACCGCTCCCTAACTCTTCAAGTGGAGAGTTGCGTTATGCTTATCAAGTTCTTGTAGATGACCATGTGCGTATTCCGAGTGGAATGAGAAACCCACCATACGATTACATCAATTACGATTGCTATTACTCCAAATCTTTATATACAAAATTGTATTCGGCAGCAGAGACATATTGGAATACAAAAAATGATTATGATAACGTAGTAACCAAATACAACACATGTTATAACAAGATGCAAACAGTAGCTAAAAAGTTTACACTGAATTACAAAACGGCAATTCAGGCAAACAAAGACGGGATTGCAACAATCCTCTCCCCCGCTGAAATTTTAGAACTTCAAAATTACATTACTGAAGGAGATTGGATAAATGACAATGTTGTATTTAGTGATACCTATTCCGCTAATGATATTATAACAACATTGCAAGAAGTAATGGTTCAGGCTAAATCTGACCACGACAATTATCTCAGCAAGCAGTGCTATGAATTTGAGATTGAATCGGCGAACATATTGACGATTCCCGAAATGAAGGATAACATTGCAGATTTAACACTTGGTGCAGCGCTATCTCTTGAAGTAAAAGACGGTGATTGGCAGTATCCTATTTTGCTTTCAATCCATATAAATTATGACGATGTATCAGATTTCAGTTTGACATTTAATACAAACTATTCCGCCAAGCCTCTCAAGAAGAGATTTATTGATTGTTTCAATACGATTTCACAAACAAGTGTTAGAAATACAACATTTAATTTTACAGAATAATAGGTGGTGATTATATGATTATTAGACATTTAAGCATTGACTGTGCTTATATTAATAAGGTTCTTGAACCAATCACACAAAGAGAACACGGTGTGACTGAGTTTGAAATTGAGATTAAAAATCACGGTGCTGATATCGACCTTTCAGAATGTACGCTGGCCACCTATTATGGATTAAAACCAGATGAGCATAAAGTAGGTGTTGAATGCAGAGTAGATAAAGATAAAGGTCTGATTTATTTACCTTTGTATTTACAGATGACAACGGCTGAAGGTGTGCTAAAAGGTATTGTAGAATTACAGTTCCCTGAAGGTAATGTAAGATTTTCAGGCGTTAATTTTAAGGTTTCTTTTGCACCAGATGACACCAAGATTGAAAGCACTGATGATTTTAACATCTTAGAAAATTTTATCTCTAAACCGACTACAAACGGTGTTGTCGGACAAGTGTTGTCTATAGATAATGACGGTAACACTATTTGGCGAACACTTAAAGAGTTTGACGGTGATTATGCACATTTGAGTAATAGACCTTCTATTAATGGCGTTGAACTTAACGGAGATAAGTCACTTGAAGATTTGAACATTAAGCAAACCTATACTGCCGATGATATTCCGTTTGCAGATGGCGAAACTTTTCAACAAAAGTTCAACAATGGTGAACTAAAAGGACAAGATGGTGTTTCGGGTGCTGACGGAATTACTCCGCATATTGGTGACAACGGCAATTGGTTTATTGGCGAAACAGATACAAATAAACCATCCCAAGGTACAAACGGCGTGAACGGAAACGATGGTGTAGGTGTTACAAAATCCGAAGTTAATACAAGTGGAGAGCTTGTAATTACATACTCGAATGGAGATTCAACAAATCTTGGCAAAATCGTAGGCAAAGACGGTCTTGACGGTACAAACGGACAAAATGGTTTATCAGCTTATGAAATCGCAAAAAATGGTGGTTTTATTGGCTCAGAGGATGAATGGCTTGCAAGCCTTAAAGGTGAAAAAGGCGAGCAAGGCGAACAGGGAATACAGGGTATTCAAGGTGTTCAAGGTGAAAAAGGTGAACGAGGCGAAAAAGGTCAGAATGGTGCAGACGGAATTGGAATAGCAAACTCGGAAATCAATAAGAATGGTGAGCTTGTCATAACTTATTCCAATAATACTGTCGATAATCTTGGTGTTGTAGTGGGTGCTGATGGTAAAGATGGCACTAACGGAACAAACGGCATTGACGGTATTGACGGTAAGGACGGTATCGGGATAACTAATGCTGAAATCAATAATTCGGGCGAACTTACACTTACTTATTCAAACGGCACATCTGCAAATCTCGGCAAAGTTGTTGGAGCTGACGGAAAAGACGGTGCTGATTTATCAAACGAGGTTGAGGACATTAAGGCGTACATCGGCTATACAGATGAAGACATAGCAGGACTTTGTGTTGACTACGAGAACAAGACATTCAAACGGCTCGCAGGAGCAGTCGGACTGTCGCAAGGTTCAGACTTTAATAAATTTACAATGTATGGCGGAAGAAAACGCTGTAATGTGTTGGACGACGGAACTATCGTGGCATACTACGGCGACGAAGGTTACACAGAGGACGGCTCCAACGGGCAGGTTATGGTTTTTCAGCCGAAATTCTATTATAAAGTTGTTCCACTCAAATTAGAAAAAAACAACGATTCAAGCATCGGCTATCATCTAAGAAAAGTGAACTATTATGTAAGCTCGAAACCAAAAACAGGATTCAAACTTCATCCCGCGTTTTACGACGAAAACGGTAATGCGATTAATTACATTTTGTTTTCAGCCGACGAGGGAAGCATGTATGATGTATCTGCAAAAGCCTATGTCAATGATAATGTTGATGAATCTATCACTTACGAGGACGGTGACCTGCTCTGCTCAGTTGCAGGTAAGAAACCTATCAGCGGATTAAGACAGGGACTTGGAACTAGGTCAGTTTTTGAATCAATGGCACAGAACAGAGGTGCAGGCTGGCACCTCGAAACAATCAAGGCTACAGGTGCGAATCAACTTTTGATGATGATTGAGCTTGCAATGATGAACTCGCAGACAGGCATCGGTCAGGGTGTTGTTAGCATCGCTGATAATGCATCATACAACTGTTCCAGTCTGACAGGCTCAACCGCTGACCTTGGTAATGGCACAGGAATGGCAACTGAAACCATCAACGAAAAAGGCGGTATTCAGACTACTGAAACAGCAAACGGAAAAGTTGCGGTTACATACAGGGGTGTTGAAAATCCTTGGGGTAACATTCGAAAGCACATTCAGGGCATCAATATTTGGGGTGACGGTTCAATGAGTGGCGGTCAGCCCTGTGTTGCGAATAACTTCGCATTCAATGATTTGACACATTCAGATAAATATGAACCTGTCGGTTTTACCCTTGCAAATTCAAGTGGCTTTATTAACGCAATGGGTTATGGTTCAGAGAAATATGACTGGCTCTTAATGCCATCAGAAATTGGTGGTACATCTGCACTTCCTGTTGGTGATTTTCTCTATGCTACACAAAATTTGAACGGTTATCATGCTACTTTATTGGGCGATTCTTGGGCTACTGGCAATAACTCAGGCGTTTTCTGCTGGCATTGTACTTACGGTACCAGCGGTCGCTTTCGAGGTTTCGGCGGTCGCTTGCTGTATGTACCAACTGCTAAAGCATAAGGAGGAATGGCTATGATTGATTACGGAAAAGTAAGAAGCACGGTAAAGCCTGATGAAGTCGAAATTGACGAGTATTCGGTGTGGGTGAACAACGACATCAAAGAAATTGAGGTACAGTCAGAAAATGAAACTCATACTGAGTACGAATTTCATCAGATACGCTATACAAAGGATGAATACATTAAAATGATTAATGAGAGGAACACAACACTCGAATCACAGCTTACCGACACTCAGCTTGCGCTTTGCGAAATATACGAAGGGATGATGTAAATGGCAAAAATTTATGCGGAATTAATCCGCAAGGGATTCAAAACTATTGACGATGTGCCTGACAAAATCAGGGCGAAGGTGCAAGAAATTTTAAATAATTAAAGAGGAGGGTTTTAAAGCCAAATTATTCGTTATAGTGTACAAGTAATATTTCTATTTATGAAAATACAATGTATATATTAACGAAGTGATAAGGAGGAAAATAATGAAAACCTACAATAAAATATATACAGTACACGCTTGGAAAGACAACAACAAGTTTTTTACTGTGACACAAGGCGAGGGTGGTATCAAATATCCTCGCCTTATGGTCGTGGATGATAAGGGAGCAATCGACTTAACTGGTTCGGCAGTTACATACACAATAACTCTCCCTCGTGGTTCTGAAGAAATTGTTGACGCAACAATTATAGATGCTAAACGAGGCGTTGTTGAGTTTGAAGTTAAACCCTCTATGACTGCTTATGCAGGTGTGGGTGAAGGTGAACTTAATATCACCATTGATAACAAGGTTTTGAAAATTAGCGGTATTAATCTCACTATTAACAAGTCAACCAGTGGTCGTGTAATTGAAGCAAGTGAACAGTTTAGTGCATTATTAACCTTGATATCCAAATATTCTAACATTAATCCTGAAAACAAGGATTTGAAGATTTTGGAGAACTCTGATATTACGGACACGGCTAAGAATTATCCAAGCATTGCATATCTCCTAAATAATTTTTGGAGTAACAATAATTTGTCACTATTGAGTGCAACTGCGTATGGTGTTAGCAATTCAGGAGTAGTGACAAGCTTATCGAAAATACCGACAGCTTCGTTAAGTAAAAGATGTCTTTATTTTCCAGCAGGTACTTATAAGTGCAATGGTATTGCTTTGTCTAATATTGATGACTTGACCATTATTTGTGATAATGCTAATTTTGTATTTTACAATCAAGCTACTAATTCGACAGACGCTGCTGAAACGACTGTGCAAGGTTCGTTTTTTAAGTTCACTAATTGTAATAATTTAACAATTATCGGGGGTTGTTTCGATGGACAACACAAAGTGTCTCAGTGTATTACATTAGTTGGTTGTCAAAACAGTAATATCACAAATGCAACCATTAAAGGTGCAGGAAACAAAGCATCTTCATTTGCTGCTGGTATTAATTTAATTAGAGACTGTTCTCAGTTTAATATCAATAATGTTATTGTATCTGACATTAAGGCTGGTACTGTATCTGAGGATACATTTATCCACGCAGTCGGTATAGGAGTGTCAAGTGTTAATGGTGAGTTTAGTCAGCACGGATATATCAGCAATTCTCAAATTAGCAACATTAATGGATACAAAGTTGGCAACAAAGAGCCTGATGGAGATGGTATTTATTTAATTCAAAGACCTTCTGCTGACTGTAGTGGTGATAGTTATATTACTGTATCCAACTGCACAATTACTGACTGTGCAAAAAGAGGCATTAAAGTAAGTACAAGATATACCAACATTGACAATTGTTACATTGATATTGATGGTTGGGGTGCGGCAATTGAAGCACAATACGGTAAGATGACACTTAGAGACTCAACAATACACAATAAGTATGCAAGTTGTGTAACTCTTGATTGGGATAACGGCACTAATTATATTGACAACTGTAAACTTTATGGAGCAGATAAAACTGAAACATCTACGCATGGAGACAAATACACTGGCAATGGCATTGTGCTTAATCAGAGACTGTCTGTAACAGGTACATATTATACCAATGAACCGTGTAGTGTTATTGTACGACATTGCACAATTGAAAATGTGACAAGTCCGTTAAGATCAGGGTATGCAGCAGGATTGACTTATCAATATCAGTCTATCATTTTTGACGATTGTCAAATAGGACATTATCGTGGTGTATCTGCAATTATGTTTGATGCAAGTATGATTTCGGCAATTAATAAATTATCTTTATCTAATGTTAATTATAAGTATGGTACAACTGAAAACGAAGTACAAACTGCAAATAATCAATACTTTGGTTTGACGAATAGTGGTAATACTCTCGATATTGGTTCAACAACATATGTTAAGCCTAATCATATGCTGTACACCAATAATCTTACAGACGATTATAATAAATTGTTTAGAATGTACGACTTGTTAGATAGCGACTTTGGTGAACCAAAAGCTAATGTATCAGATGTGTTAGAGGATGCTCCAAATATTTTATCGTGTACTAATGGTACATACACAAGCAAAACCAATACTCACTTTAGTGTCGTAGCAACAGACAATACATTGAGTATTAAATGCGATACAGCATACACAAGTGGCAAGTCTTTCGTCTATGTTAAGCTTGATTCATTGGAATTGAAAGGCGGTACATATAATTTCTATATAGATAATATTACACCAGTTTCATCAGATGTGACAATTACTTTCGCAGATTCGTCTTATAACATAATTGATACATCTCTGGAGTTAGCGTTGAATAAGGCTTCCAAGTCATTGATTGTAGACGGTGTAACTAAACCTATTACATATTTACGAGTTAAGCTTGCAGCGAACAAAACAATTGATATGCAATGCACTGTATCTCTTGCTAATCGCAATAAAGTCTTAAAAGGCAATCTTGAGGCAAGAGTTGCAGCGCTTGAAAAAATAATACAAACAAAGGAGTAATAACCAATGTGGTGATTGAATGAGTAATGAAATAATTGAAATCATTAAGACTATTAGTGTATGCTTTGGTTGTGCTACTGCTATATTAACAGTGTTGACTGCTATCGTCACTCCTCTACGCCGTAAAATAATCGGTTGGGTGCGAAATACAAACAACACTAATGACACAATAGAGAAACTGAACAAAATTGAAGAAATGTTAGAGTCTCACATTTCTCTTGATACAGAGAAGTGGGATATGTCGGTTAAGTTGGCTGAAGCAGTGAAGGCAGGTTTGAGAAATAGTATCTTAGAGTTGTGTGACAAGTGCATTGCAAAAAATAGTATCACCTCGATACAAAAGCTCAATTTGATTGACCTGTATAAAGAGTATCACAATCTCGGAGGAGACACATATTGTACTGATAGATATAAACTGGCATTACATTTGCCAGAAAAGAATATTTAAGGAGTTGGTTATATGATTAACTGGACAGTAAGATTTAAAAATAAAACATTTTGGCTTGCACTTATTCCTGCGGCACTTCTGTTTATTCAGGCAGTAGCTAAAGTATTTGGGTTTGAGCTTGATTTTGGTGAACTTGGCAACAACCTTACGGCGGTAGTGAATACCATATTTGCTTTGCTTGCAGTGCTTGGTGTTGTGGTCGATCCTACAACTAAGGGTACATCAGATAGTGAACAGGCTATGACTTATGGTGAGCCTAAGTAATTAAATACAATACATAAAATTAGCACTCATCTCTTAATTGAGGTGGGTGCTTTGTAATTTAAAACAGATGAAGGTGAGGAATAATTATGACAAATGCAAATTTTATTGAACTTGCAATATTAGAGGTACGCAGGTATGTTTTAAATCACTTAGATAAGTCAGATGGTACACCTGTTTTTGACATTTTTGTAGTGTGGTCATGTAAGACTTTGCAAAACCACAAATGCCTTATTAGCACAACATTACACGATGGTATGTACTACGAATGCACATACAATGGCGATAAAAACGAAATGTATCTTGACGCATACAAAAAGTTTGAAAACAAAAAAATTATTTGTGAAAGCGAGGAATAATTATGAGTAATTCAAAACTTGTTGATTACACAAAATTAAGCCCAAACCACAGCGGTAAACGCACACACAGTATTGACCGCATTACTCCGCATTGTGTTGTAGGTCAGTGCAGTGTTGAAACCCTCGGCAATATTTTTATGAACACAGCTTGCGATGCAAGTTGTAACTATGGTATTGGTTATGATGGCAGAGTATTGCTTTGTGTTGATGAAGGTAATCGTTCTTGGTGTAGTTCGTCAAATGCAAATGACCAGAGGGCGGTAACAATTGAATGTGCAAGTGACACAACCGCACCGTACACGATGAATAGCAAAGTATACAACAAACTTGTTGACTTATGTGTTGACATTTGCAAGCGAAACGGCAAAACTAAACTGCTTTGGTTTGGCAATGAGAGCAAGACGCTAAATTATTCGCCAAAGTCGAATGAAATGGTTTTAACTGTACATAGATGGTTTGCAAATAAATCCTGTCCGGGCGATTGGCTTTACAACCGTCTTGGCAATCTTGCAAAAACAGTAACTGCAAAACTTGGTGGTAAAACAACAAATAAGGAGGAAGAAGAAATGATTAAATACGGTTTACATAACACAGCTATACTTGCGTTTAAGAAACAGTTAATTACGCTCTATAATATGGGCATTATTAAGACGAAAGTCGATAACTCGAACGGTTTCGGTGACGGCACTTTGAAAGCTGTAAAAGAGGCACAGAGAGCAGGTAAGATCACAGCTAATGGTATCGTTGATGAACCGACAATCAATGTGATTTATCATCTTATCAACGATTGCAATTGGGCTAAAGATAAGAAAATTGCCAACGCTAAAAAAGCACTTGGCTGACAGACCAAAAGATAACACATAAGTTCGTACTGTGATACTTTAGGGTATACGGTCTTGGTATTTCTGCAATGTTTTTCGAGCTTGTGGGGCATAATATATTAGTGATCGCCCTGTGATAATCTGAGGATTCACAGGCAATTATGACATTTAGTGTCAGCCCACTTGGGCAGATTTGTATAGTGGTAACATCTACCTTTAGATGTCAGGAATGCGAACGCAACTACCTTTCTGTAGAATACAGATGAAATGGTTTAGATTCTTGGTCGTAGCACGATGCCAGCGACTCAAAATAATTGGACAGCGAGCGAAGATAAGACTATGGTTGACCAACATAGAGGAAGATAAAGAGGTGGGTTGGTTTATGGCGTACCAATGGTCATAAACGCCAATTTCGTTTTTTTAGAAAGGATGTTAAAAATGTCAGTGCTTGCAGTACCGATAAGTCAGTCTTTCGAGGTAGATAAAAATAAAGTTAAAGATTTTGACAATCAGTCTCACCACAAAAAGCAATGGATATTAGATAGATTATCTAAGTATAATAAAAATGAAATCAAATGGGATTAAAATAATCCTTTTAAATGTTTTTCGCTCACCACTAGCGAATAATAAGTGACTGGCTTGAAAATGTTTTTCGCTCACCACTATCGAATAATAAATTGGGAGAAGATGTGTTTTTAATATATACTTCCAAAAAATACTGGTTGTCGTTGATTTTCTACAACATTTGTGCTACTATAATAATATAATAAATAATTGCTAAGGGTACTGATAATATGTATAAATGGGTAGAAGAACATAAAAACGACAATAGCGGATTCATCAGTTTTCTAAAATTCATCTATGCGATAGGGACAAATAATACTGTGATGGCTATTATTGCGTCTGTATTAGGTATTATAATCCCTATATTTTTTGATTTACAAATTTATCTTTGGTTTGTTTTAACTTTTATGTTATTGATTGGTGGCATTGTTTTTAATGCGGTCTGTACAAAATATCAAGAACATCAAAATAAAAAGCAGCAAATAGCCATCGAAGCTTTGAGTAATCAAAATTCGCTAATGAACACAATAAACATAGAAATTAAAAGCAACCCACAATGGAAATCTCATATTTTTAAGAAAACAAGCGAAATTGTGTGCGAAAAGATACAGCACTTGTTTAAGGAAGTTTTACACTGTAGCACACGAGTATCGGTTGAGTATGTGTTTAATAAAACATCTAAAGACAAAATAGAGAGACATGTAAAAATGTCAGGCAGAAGGAGTCCAAATAGAGATACTTGCAAGGGTTCTAAACCTCTCACAAGTAGGAGTAAATATTATTCGTATTATATTTTTTCAAGCAATAAGGTTGGAATAAGCCTTGTGTCTGAAAATCAAATAAATGCAAAGAATAGCAAATGGTATAAAAATCCTACTCACAATATTGATATTAAAGAGTATATTGGTATTGCGGTTTCGGTAATGGATGAAAGCAGTGTAGATTTTATTTTACAAATAGATTGTCTACATAAAACGCCATTTGGACAACACGCAAAAAGTCGTAAAGAAACCGAAATAGAGATTGAAACTTTCATAAACACATATTTAAAATCGTATATTGACATTGTAGGTTTGTCTTACTTACTAAATTTAAATAAAAATAAATGTATGCCAGAGGTGTAACACAAATGAAGAAGTCACATAAAAAGAACAAAAATCAAGAAATTATAGTAGACAAAAAGACGGTTCATTTTCGTGAATATACGGTTAAAGAGTTGTTGGAACTTGGAGAGAGAACAAATAAGATTCACTTGGTTAAGGACGATAAAACAGACAAAGAGGATGATTAAGAAGATTATTAATAATTGAGCAGAGTTTCTGCGTGAAGTTTTTAGAGATGAAACAAAATAAGGTATCAAAAACCATTAGGTTTTGCATTGAGAGGGTTAATGACTTTCCCATAGTTTTTAAATTTTTAGGGGTAACTCAAATCGAGTTACCCCTATTTTTTTGTATTTTATTTCACAAAATCCAACGAACCAACTGCTTCAATTTTTTCCGCCTGAATAATATGAATGTAGGTGTTGTAGGTTATCGTAGTGTCTGCGTGTCCTAATAATTGACTAATTATTTCTATGTCCACATGATTACGAAATAACTGTGTGGCAAAGGTGTGACGCAATGAATGAACACTGTACGAGGTGCTTATACCCGCCCGTTTAAGCATATATTTTAAACTTCTGTTTAAATTAGATGAACTATTAGGATTTCCATTCTCGTTAGCACATACCAACTCGTATTTTTTATTGCAATCCCATAAACCTTTTAAAGCTCTTTGAGCTTCTTTGTTTAATGGAATAATTCTTGTACTGCGTGTTGTCTTTGGAGAATGTTGCAATACCATTGTAGTTGCATAAGGTTTTTTGGTTCGAGGATTAATATTATTTTTATCCCGATTTAATACTGTAACATAACTCTTATTAACAGTAATTGTGTGGTTTTGAAAGTCAACATCATCCCAAGTTAAAGCTGTTGCCTCTCCAAATCTTAAGCCAGTATTGAGCAAAAATACAATAAATTCTCCTCTGGAGTATATTTTTGTTCCATTAGGATGTGTTTTATACGCCAGCTCGGTTAATTTCTTTACTTCTTCCTCACTTAATGCTGAAACCTGTTTAGTATCCACCTCAGCTTTCAATGATGCTGGCAATTTCACATTAAGTGCTGGGTTTATTGTTACTTCATTATTTTGCATCCCTAAGCGATATTTTTGTGCTATTGTTGTTTTTACTTTATCTATTTGGGATAAAGAATACCCCTGTTTTACCATTTTGTTTATAAGGGCTTGTACATCTTTAGATGTCAACTGGTTAATTTGTATATAGCCAAAATTTGGAATAATAAATTTATTGATCGTTCTTTCTTTTGCATCAAAACTTTTCGGTTTTAAGGTGTATTTTAATTCCTTATACAACCATTCTGAAAACCAATCCTTAATTGATTTAGCTAATATGATGTTGCCATCGTTTTTAACAAACTCTTCACTTTTCTCTCTTAGTTTTCTCTTTACTTCTTGCTGTGTTTTTCCGTAGACGGTAATGCGTTTTGGTTTACCGTCAGCTTTATATCCGTACTGAATTGAACCCATCCATCTTCCGTCTTTTCGTAGGGTAATTGAACCTGCTCCGTTGTCTCTTCTGGTACGAACTGGTTGATTTGTGTTTTTGTCATTTTTTGTGTTTTTCAT